GTTACGGGTTGGCATATGATCTTTCATAGACCCGAATAGTTCGCTTCTTTCAGTAGTTGGTTTATCAGTTGACATCCAAATGCTCCATTGTTATTAACATGTGTATATTATCATAAGAATTGGCGTATGATGTGTAAACACACTTACAGTAGTTTAAAACAAAAAAGTCCTCCGTAAAGGAGGACTTTTAAGCAGTCGAAGATCAAGAGTTTATTTTAAGCTATAGAAATTAACCTCAAGTTAATTACCATAACAGTCTATAAACTAGATCAGTATTGTAATACGCAGTTATCGAATCGCAATGTTAATGCAATCTCAGCTGGATCTTCTGCACCATAATCTAAATCGCCAAAACCTGCCGAGGTGAGGAAACACCCCTTCATATCCCAAAGCTCTACAACTGTACCCACTGGGTCAAGCATTTTAAGCTGGCAATCTCGTTTATAGAAATCGGCATAACCACCACGACCTGAAACAGATTCGTAATGGGTTCTTACCCACTCCATAACCTGCTGCGCGCCCGAAGGAGCAATCGGATCGTGTAAGGTAACCGAAATCGCATCAAATTTTGTCTTACCTGCAATGTACCGAGTTGAGTTCATGAATGGAATTTCAATTTCAGCAGTGTTCATCACTGGACGAGCGGCGGTCTTAATCAAAAACGCGTCGATCCCCTCTATAGCGAACACCCACCGAAACTTTCTTTTCGGCTCGAACTTATTCGGTAGCATGTCTGTGACTGAAAGTGTCTCTGCCATTTTCGTTACTCCTTGTTAAATCTAACTATATCGTTCACGGACTATATGTCCAATCCTGCGTTCGTTACCACAAAATCAAGTGATATAAACTCTACAGAACGAACTGGTTGTAAGAATATCTTACCTCTTACTGTATTATTTTCAACATCTGCCTGAGTGGTAGTTGTTGTGTCAATTTGGACCTTGAATCTTTCAAGGCCTTGTTGCGCTTGTATTTTTGTTAAAACCGGTGTAACCGCTGCAGAGAATCTTGCTAATGTAGATTCACGGTTAGGCTCGAACAAGAATGTATCTCCAATTCTTCTTACCTGTCGACGAATGTCGATAAGAAGTCTACGAACATTAACTCTATCCAAAGCGCTTTGCGCTGCAAGAAGAGTCTTCTGGCCGAATACAACAACTTCCTTAGTCTGTGGGAATGAAGTAATTGGATTAATGTCTGCCTCATATAGTGTATCAAGGTTTTCACGATTAAGCTTAACTTGGGTCTCTAGAACGTTCTTTAAAGCACCTCTAGTAAATCCTGCCGGTGCATACCATGGGAATGCAACAGAGTCATTCAGACCAAACGCTCCAATAACAGCCACACTTGGTGGAGCCGAAGCGGCGGCACCAGTAATTGGATCAGTCATTATAACATCAGGGAAGTAGGTTGCAGCAAAGCTACTATCTAAGTTCCTAGCGTTGAATGTCGACGCAGTATTTGTTACACTAACATCTTGATCCGATCCAGAAACTATATTACCAAGGACGTCGTTTACCTCAAGATCCATGATATATAATGCATCGAATCTTTCTTCAACAGTTTGTATAGCGTAGTCTGTTACACCGCTATGTCTAATTCCAGGAATTGCAAGAAGTTGAATATCTACATCAGATCTTTCAGACATTACGTCCAAAGCTTTTCTGTATGCAGCGACAGTCGGACCAGAAGTTAATCCCTGGTTTTCGTATGTCATTTCTCTTCTTACTGCAGGTGAAGTCATCTTAACTCGATCGTCGTTAAAGATGTCTAGACCATCAAAGCCGCCTTGAGCAATAGCTGTAAACTTCAGGAATGGTCTCGCTGTTGAAAGACTAAAGTCTTTTTCCACATTAAGAAGTCTGGTTGATGATGATGATGATCCGTCAATATCAGACAAGGTAGCTGTTGCTGACCCGTTTCTTCTATATGTTGCAGCTGCCCATTGTGCGGCATCAGCCTTATCGGCGGCTGTTGTAATAACCTGGATTTTCTCAAGAGAGAATTTGTTGTTATTAAATCTATCAGAGTCTAATATTGTCCCTGCCGCATCCGCAGTACCGACAAGGCCATCGACCATTACTGGACGCTGGGACTGATGGTAATTTGGAAAGTAAGTACCGAATGAGGATAAGGACGTATCTCTAGTTGTTGTACCATTAGGTTGTGTAACACTAGCTTGCTGCTCAGACTGAACTCCCCAGTAAAGTGATGTATTAATTCTCTTTCTTGGAGCAACGCCTTGTGCAACTGTTCTTCTCATTGGAATTGGTGGCTGAACAAGTTGTGTCGCAACTTCAGCACTATTAAACACTGATGTTATATCAGTAGATGTTGGGTCGTCAAATATAGACGAACCGGAAGTGATAAGGTGCTGTATACCTCTAAATCCAACTGGAAGTGATGTTGCAGGAATATTTCCTCTTTCCAATTGAGTGGATGGAGAAATACGAATATAGTTCGAAGCGTTTGTATAACTTCCTTCAACGACTAGCTTTTGTCCACCAGCTCGTTTGTCGAAGTCGTAAAAGATATTATAGTCACCAATGACTCTTGTTATGTATCTTTCGTTGTTTGGATCAAGGCTTAGTTTGACGAACCTTTCCAAAACCTTAGGCTCAGAGTCAGTATCTGTATAGTCTCTAACCAGCAAGTCAAATGTACCATACTTGTTGTTGGTATTTGTTGACTTAATAATATTTTCAACTGAAATCTTAGTTCTTGTGTTACCTACCGCACCGTCATCAAGACAATGAACAGTAAATAAGTCTAAGTTCGTACCACCAAACTCTTGAGAAATGATAGTCGGAAACTTCGCTGTTCTAAATCTATCGGTAAAGCTTTCGTAATCAGGCTTTGTAGCGGTACCTGTCGCTCTACCAGCATTACCAACCATTAAGAAAGCAATTTCTTCGTTCTTAACAGTCTTACCTTCTTTAACAGACGATGAAGCAACATAGGCTGGCAACATCGCTGCAGATCCGGATGGAATAGCAAACTTATCGCTAACATCCCAGTGAGCGTATAAGCAGTGGCCAGCTTGTTCTGTTTTAGTTGGGTCAGTATTAAATACATTCGCAAAGTAGTTAGGAGCGTTTGGATCAAATGATGCAGTCACAATTGTAGGGAACGTATCAGTGTGAGAATGCCCATTCTGAAGCATAACAAACTCTTGTCTACCTTGTCCTATATTAACTGCGCCTAAAGGTGAGCCAGCATCATCTGCTACACCTGTACCAAACGTAAACTTCGCTGCGAAGTTGTTGGCACCGGGAGCACCAAGCGGAAGGTTATTCGTAACGTCGTATCTTGAAGCGCTTAGTGCAAGATTAACACCAGATGGAGCCAATAATACACCACGTAAAAGCGGTTGGGCAGATAGCAGGCCTGCTTCGCTAAGCATTCCTGAGCTATTTGCTTCTTTCATGATAACGCCAAGGAAGTGGGCGCGACCAAGAGCACCAGCGTTTGTGGTTGTTACACCAGCAAAGCTATTCGCTCCAATAGCACCATTCTTTTGAATACCCTGGTTACCGACAGTAAAGCCACCGTTAGTTACGACACCTGTTGTAGAGCGCTTTTTGCCGTCTCCAACACCAAGTGTTCTAACAAACGTACCAGCACTAGCATAGGTAAGCCATTGTCTCATCGCCATAGGGGCGAAGAGATCGGTTTCAACATCGCCAAATTCAGCGACAAAGTCAGCAAAATTCGCCATAGTGATTGGAACAAAAGCTCTACCTTGTTTAGCAGTTCCAATAATCCCGGCGGGAATTCCACTCGGTCCAGACTGGGTTGGTCCAGAGAGATCAATTTCCCTAGTGGATACTCCCGGACTCTTAAAGGTAAGTTCAGCCATTTGTGATAATCTCCTGTTTCATTTCTTAACTATACTACTGGAAGTCAACGCCGCTATTAGTGATCACAAAATCTATCGCAATAAATTCAATTGCTCTCGTTGGCACAACGACTAGACGACCATTCAGTCTGTTATTCTCAACATCTTCGACACTGTTATTAGTGTCGTCCATGACAACCTTGAAAGACTCTATACCTTGCTGCGACTGGATTGTAGCAAGCAGTGGGGTTACAGAGTTAATAAAGCGAGCTCTTGTCGCGTTATTGTTTGGCTCAAATAGTAATCTATCTGCTACAGTTACAACTTGTCGCTTCAGTTCTAATAACATTCTTCTTACATTTACTCTATCAAGAGCAGATTGTGCAAGTTGACATGTCTTCTGACCAAAGATTACAAAGCTACCATCAGCAAAGTTTGCTATAGGATTAACTCTTGCATCATACAAGGTGTCTCTGTCACCCGCTGTAAGTCTAACATCAGTGTTACTAACGATATCCAATCCGCCTCTGTTAAAGCCGGCAGGAGCAAACCAGGGGTATGCTACTGAATCGTTATACGCTAATGCGCTGACTGCAGCGATTGAAGCCGGCACTCTAACCTTTGAGCCTAACTTACTATCAGTAATATAGACATCTGGGAAGTATGCAGCTGTATAATTGTTATCGAATGCTCTACTCTCAAACTGTTCGGTAGTTTCACGAACGTCCGGGAAAGCGATTGAAGCGCTAGCGAATGAAGACCGATCCTCTGTCAAAAACAATCTAGCTTGGTCTTCAGACCATGATGGTAGATCCATCAAGTAGATTGCCATTGAGTAGTCTTTAGTCTTTTCAGCAGCGTGATCAGTTACAAAAGCATCTCTAATTCCAGGTACCGCGAGAATATTAATGCTCGTAGCCATTGGATCAGTGATGATCGTTGTTGCTTCCTTGTAAGAGGCTATATTGTTATTCTTTCTTCCTGTACCTGCTGGATTTGTTCTTAATCCAATCCTACCAGCGACAAACGCATCAGCTGCCTTACCAACCATACCACCTACTGAAGATGTATCGTCCGTTGAGCTAGCTCGATCGTTCATATAGAACATATCTTTGTCAAGTATGTTTAATCCATCAAACCCACCGTACATTGGAATGTTGAAAGCAGTGTAAGAAGTAAAGCGATTAAACTTAACTGATGAAGACTGTACCAACGAGGCCAAGGTTACACGAGGGTAATTAGCGATATCAGGATCTAAGACTGTATAGTCTTTGGAATCCGGATTTGCATTTCTAATATATGCAGCTTCCTTCATGTGTTCTGGTGCGGAACCTGTAAGGTACTTTAATAAGTGGTCATCTGCTGCGCCGGCTAAAGCCACCTTAGCAAGAGTAAACTTATTTGCACAGTATGCATCAGCACCAGAACCTGTAAGAATAGCTCCAATTTGAGAGATACCCTGAAACTTAGCGTATGCTCCGATTATAGGGTTGGCAACGCTTGAAGCGTTAACGTCAAGGTTAGCGTTTGCAAGACTACCTGTCTCAGGTGATCTTTCATACTTAACACCCCAGTTAAGCCTTGCGTCAACTATTTCATTTTCGCTTGGCCATCCTGAGAACCATCCATCAGCCATTTGACCACGTGTGACCTTATATCTTAATGGAAGGGGAGGAACAATAGAACCAGTGATCGTATACCCAGGAGCTGTTGCAGATTTAGAGGCGCCCCATAAACGCTGACCTTGAGGCTGGTTTGCAGCCGCAGTCGAAACTCCGTACTCAACGTTATTAACGCTTAATCCAGAATGAAGCCTATCAGTCATAGCATCAGAGGTTTTAAGAACTGGAATTCCTCTAAAACCAAATGGGCATACATTTTCTGGTAGAGTCTTGTTATACACATCGTCGCTAATAACGACTCTAATGTAGTTTGACACGTTTGGATAACGACCAGTTACAATAATTCTTTTCTCGCTTGCGTTAGAAGCATCGAAGTTGTATCTTGCCTTATAGTCACCAACCTTTTTACCAACGAAGTTTTCAGAGTCTGGATCTAATACACATCCAGGGTATGATTCTAAAACTTGTTGATCTAAGTCAGAGTCGCTAAACCTTCTCACTTGAATTTCAAAGCTTGGATAAGGATAATTTGCGTTTGTCGATGCCTTTATATTAGCAATCGTCATCTTTACCTTATCATTTGCGTAGGCGCCGTCTGAAAGAGCTTCGAAGTGAAACAAGTTATGCTCTTGTGAACCATACGGTTGTGATATAACCGCTGGTGACCGAGGTGTTTGGTATCTGGTATCAAATCTACCGAATACGTTAAGCGCCTTTGCGGCGTCCCCAGCGAGCTGTGATGTTACAGAGTTTGAAGATCCTGACAACATGCAAACAGCACCTTGGTCAAGATAGTCAACAGAAGCGAGCTCGTCCTCAACAGCAAAATCAATATACAGTAAGTGTTTTTCAGCAGCAAACTTTAATGGGTCTGTGTTTAAAACATTTGCGATGTATGATTGATGAGTCGGGTTTAACGAAGCTGTTATGATTCTTACGCCGTCACCGTTACCAGTGCTGGTAGCGTAACCAGCTTGAGTAGCGTACTTACTTGTAAAGGAAGCACCTGCTGAAGATGATATTGCTAAACCGAAGCAAAACCTTGCTGCGTGTCCTGCAGTTTGCTCAAGAGCAGCTGCCTGGTCAAGGTTATCATTCCATTCCTCACCGATATCCAATACCTGTATTCTACTACCGGAGGCAGTAAGCAATACCGCTCTAACTAAGTCAGCTTTATCAGCTCCTCGACCAGAGTTGGCATCAACCATATCAAATGATGGGTTATCATTGAATATAGGGTATGAATAATCTGTTGATGATGAAACATGGTGACGTGCAACTAAAAATTGCACACTACTATCTGATGAAGAAATCGCAGTTGGTCGCGGTACATCGGGTTCAATCTTGAATCCAGCGTTAACCACTGTTCCTTTATCTTTAGTACTTTGAATATCTGTTGCAGTTTCATTTGAACCTGCGCCTAATACTCTAACGTATGTTAAGGCAGTCCTATTACTAAGGAATGCCTCTACTGCATAAGGCCCAAATCTCTCTGGGTCTACTTCACCAAATTTATTTACGAAGTCGGCAGTGCTGCCAACAGTAACAGGAACAAATGCGGGTCCTTTTTCAGCTGTACCTACAATGCCTGCGGGGACACCCACAATTTCTGTTTGTCTCTGAGATGCATCTATCTCACGTTCGAAAAAACCGGGTGATCTAAAAGTTTGTTCGGCCATTAGTCGGGTCTCCTGGATCTTAAGCTATCACAAATAACTATTCTGTGAGATAGCGAAATGTCTTTAATCACGAAATCAATCTTTAAGTAATTTGCCCAAGTCAATTGCAATTCCCTCGGGTTGTTTGAGTCCGAACCTAAAAACGGTCTCTCCTTTATTGGGAGTTGAAACGGACATTAACACAAACCTCTTCTCCTTCTTACCAGTAAAAGGATCTATATCAGTAATTATACCGCGTGGAGCGGAATTGCCCAAGTCTGACTCATGTCCTCCAATTGAGGCCACTGGTTTACCTGGAAATCCGGCCGTTAAAGTGGCCGGATCTGCTGCAATAGATGAGACTGGATAGCCATCATCGTCTGTTTGAATATCTTGTAAAACGTATGCCATTGGCTCTCCAGATGGAATACCACTCGATGGACTAGTCGACGGAATGCCTCTTGAGTTAGAGGAAACGTCAAATGATATTTCTGGGGCAGAAATTGTTTTTCTAAATGGCACCGGCATTCCTGGTTCTTGTGCTGCAACTATACAAGCTGCTACACTCATTGTAAAGCTATATTTGACTAATCTTTCAGAATCTGTAAAATCATCAAAATTATTTTGGGGGCTTAAGGCAGAATCAACGTACGCAGTAAAGCTATAACCTTCCTTAGTTTTAATTACGAAAGTTCTTTTTCTATTTTCTACATAACCGCTCATTAAAACAGTTAATAAAGAGTTCATTTCCTGTGTATATTGCGCCCAAAAAGTTATTTCATAACTTGCAGTGTATTGCTTTACAGGGGGTATCTCTATAAAACTAAAGATATTTTTAGTAAGAT